TCCCTTATGAAGCGTTTGACCAGCTAGAGATTAGAACGAAAGAGTTTATTTTCTTAGATTGGAACCCTACATTTGCCTTTTGGTTCTACGAAGAAGTGAAAGAGAGAGAAGACGTTGATTTCCTCACCCTAACCTACCTAGACAACGAAGCACTAGACAAGAACATCGTTAATAGCATCGAGAAACACAAAGACAATAAGAACTGGTGGCTAGTATATGGATTAGGACAGCTAGGAGAGGTAGAAGGGAAGATATACAAAGACTGGGCTATCATAGACGAGATACCCCACGAAGCTAGGCTAGAGAGATACGGATTAGATTTTGGATACAGTAATGACCCCACAGCTATAGTAGCAATATACAAATACAATGACGGTTACATTATAGACGAGATAACACACCAGAAAGGACTTTCAAACAAACAGATAGCAGACACACTCCTTAACAACCCACAAGCCTTAACAATAGCAGACAGTGCCGAGCCTAAGAGCATAGACGAGATATACTCTTACGGAGTAAACATAATAGGAGCTACTAAAGGGCAAGGTTCAGTTAATCAAGGTATACAATACGTTCAAGGACAAAAGATTTCATTAACAAAAAGAAGTTTAAATACAATAAAGGCTTATCGTAACTATATGTGGAAGATAGATAAGGACGGGAAGATACTAAATGTACCTGACCATTACCTATCAGACCCAATGGATGCAATAAGATACGGACTTTCAAGCTTTGAGAAAACCTATGAAGGTAAGCATAAAGTGAATTATTAGATTGGCTTAAACAGGGGCGAAAGTCAAAAAGAGGTGCGATTCTGCACGGGGCGGAGACAAAAATAATTAAACAACAAAATGGCAAATAAAATCGAGGAAATTGCAATACAGAGTTGGAAGGACCACAACACTAAATATCAAACCCGTAAAGAGAAATGGGTTGAATTAGTAGCAAGATATGAGAACGAGCCGAGAGTAGGTTCTATTACAGAGGAAACAGAAACCAAAACTAAACTAGGACAAGCTTATGCTCTAGTAGAGAACTTCATCTCTAGGATAATTGCTCAAGCTCCTCAGTTCAACTACCTCGCAAGAGAACGTAAAGATGTTGACTTCGTAGAACAATACAAAGAGTTCAACGAATACCAAAACCAAGAAGCTAACTCAAGAGAAGCTTTCGAGACTATCGCCAAGTGGGGTGGTATCTGTGGCTTTGCTGGTTGGAAGATGGGCTGGAAGACAGAACAAATTCTAAGGAAGAAGAAAGGCAAAGAAGTTTTCGGTAAAGTAATAACTGACCCAACTCTAGTAGCAACAATGGATGCTTTAAAGATGGGACGAAGTGTTAAGGTAGACGATGACGAAACTATCTCTAACTGGACTATAGATGCTATTGCTCCTTACGATATGATTTGGAGTGCCAACGCCACTGAAGTTAAAGACTGCTTCGTATTAGGGCATAGAGTACACAACAAGACTTACGGAATGTTAAAAGAAGAAGGTTATGATATGACTAAGGTATCTAATCGGATTAAAGACGACGCTAACTACTGGAAAGGCTTGATAGAAGAGAACAAAGGGCTATCAACTAACAAAATACTAGAGAACGTACAGATAGAACTAGCCGAGCTTTACATCAAACACCTTAAAAAAGGAGTATGGGAGAATTGGGTAGTTACTTTAGTAGATGTTTCAGACAACGCTTACGGTGGACAACCAATGGTTATTCGTCAAGAGTCAAATCCTTTTGATAAACAGTTTGTACCTATGGGAGTCTTCAGACCTATCAAACGACCGGAGAGAATGTACGGCTTTGGAATCATCGAACCAGTCCTAGGAGTTTTAAACAACGAAGAAGATACTTTGAATATGGTTGCCGAGGCTTTTTGGACAGATGTTTCCCGACCAATGGAATACAATCCATCTAATGTAATTGACGAAGCTGCCTTAGAATTTAAACCACGAACCTTAATCCCTGTTAGAAGACTTGGAGAGAGTGTAGCGGTATTACCAACACCCCAACCTAATATGGGTTCAGCTTCATTCATTCTTGGGTATATGGAGAAGACCAAACAAAATGTAACAGCGATTACAGATTATCAGACTGGTGCTAATCAAGTATCAAGAGAGCAAACAGCGACCGAGGTTAAGACTAAAACCTTTTTATCAGAACAACGAACCAATAAGATTTTACAAAGGTTCGAGACTGATGTATTAGAACCTGCAGGCAAGATGGCTTTATGGCTAAACAAACAATACTTAGCTGACCAGAAGAAAATCATTTACAGAGTCTTAGGAACAAAGGGCAAGATGATGGAACAAGACATTAAACTCAAAGACATTGAAGCTATTAAGGATGTAGTCATTGTTAGCGGAAGTTCATCTTACCTAGACGCTTCGGAAGAAATAGCTAAATGGTCTAACCTCCTATTTATGTCTAACAACGAGTTACAGTTCGGACCAATGGGTGTACCAATGGACAGAGAGTATATCTGGAAGAAACTATTAGAAGACGGTTATAAGATTAAAGACCCTGATAACCTCATCCCTTCACTCAAAGAACGTGAAGAAGAGAGTGTTGGCAACAAACAAGCTCAACTCAAGGACGCTAAAGAAGAAAACCTTGACCCAGCTAGTGCTAGAGTCCTAGGGACTGATAACCACGAAATACATTTAAAGATTCATCAAGCAGCTCTAAGAAACCAAGGCTCTGAAGGAACTCAATACACCCCAGAACAAACACAGATGCTGACTGAACACATTAACAAGCACACTGAGATGGCAGGTGGAGCTAACCCTTCATTCGCTGGAGCAAGAGAACAACAAGCGGCTAATCAAATAACTCAACCAAATGGACAAGCACCCAGTAATGGAGCTTCTAGCGGAACAGGCTCACAGCCTCAACCTACTAGATAAGTTATTAGAACAGGTATCAGCTAACAAGATAGACGAAGCAAGGGCAACAGCAGCTAAAATAGAAGCCTATGAAGAGATTAAATTCGATTTATTAAAAGCAATTAAAGAAAGCGAATGATTACCGTGGAAGATTGTTTAAAAGCCCTAGCTAGAAAGAAACAGAAGAAGAGGTTTACCCACAAGACTAGCTACGGCCGGGAGATGAAGGAAACTTTCGGGTACGATGTCAAAGCACACGAAGAACATTATCAGAGAATAAAAGACACCCCATACGATATGCAGAGATGGGAACAATAAATAATTTGACCTTAGTATGTCATTAAAAGACTATTAACTCATAATAGCAGAAGCTTAACTGCGTCAACAAAGCAAGCGTAAATTTATGACAGAAGAAGAAAAAAAGGACGTAAAAGAGGTAGCTACTACCCCTCCTGTCCAGGAGGAAGTGAAGCCAGCTGAAGTTGTCAGTGAAGACGTAAAAACTCCTACGGTAGAGGGTCAAGTTGACCAGAGTGTATATGAGAAAGTAAGAGAAGCAATGAAAACAGAGAGAGAAGCGAAGAAAGCTGAAAAGGCTCGAAACGCTGAACTTGAAACTAGAATTGCCGAACTGGAATCTCAAACCCCTCAGGGAGAGAAGACATATGGTTCTTACGAAGCTAAGGTTGATATTTTGACTTTAATGAACAAGGACGCTTTCTTTAAAGAAAACTCAGACTTAATTGAAGAGAAGATGGCTGACAATCCTAAAATGGATGTTCAATCAGCTTTGACCGCAGTTAAAGCGGAGTTCTTTGATAGAATACAAAAAGAATCACAACCTGTTGGGGATAAACCCTTAACAACACAAAGACCTACCGCTACCGCTGAACCTGTAGATCAGGTTAAAGCACCAACAATGAAACAGGTGCTAGGGGGTAAAGTTGAGATTGACCCTAGGCAACTAGAAGCAATTAAAAACGTATACCCAAGGCAGAGATAGGGCTTTAAAAGAAAATGGCAGCAAGTACAAACCAATTAACAAATGAGAACGACTTGACTACCCATGCTAATTATATCCCAGAAGTCTGGCCAGGAATGGTTGTAGACTTCAGAGAAAGTAATTTAGTAATGAGTAATTTAGTTAATCGAAGAGACATTGAAGTAGCAAATTATGGAGACACTTTTTACTACCCAATTACCTCTAAGGGAACTGCAGTTACTTATGTAGCTGGATACAAACTATCAGACAGCTTACAAGTTGACACTGACGATGTAATCACCCTTTCAATCGACCAATTCAAAATGCATCCTTTCCATATTCCTTGGAATGTTGCAGACCAGGTCAAATATGACACAATGGCTATTAATATGCGACAAGCTGGAGTAGCTATCGCAGAAGCTATTGATTCTTATGTTCACTCAGTAGCAATCGCTGGATTCACGACTCACGTCAATGATCCTTCCGGAACTGCACAAGTAGCTGACCTAGCTATCGATGACATCTTGACAGCGTTCACAACTTTGAACACTTCAGATGTTCCTTCAGGAGAAAGAGCTTGGGTATTTCATCCATCTGCTTACAAAGAACTTCTATCTTTAGACTACTTTGTAAAACACGATTATGTAGATGACAGCCCAATGACTACTGGCCTAATCGGAAGTATGTTGGGTTCACCAGTGTATCAATCAACTAACGTTGGAACTACTACTGGAGGTTCACCAGCTGAAACTACTTACGGTAATCTTTACTTCCACCGAGATGCTATAGCTTTGGCTATGCAACGACAACCAGAAATGGAACAACAATATGACATCGATACACAGGGTATCTTTGGAAACGTTCGAACTGGTTACGGATGCGTTATCTTACGAGCAGACCACGGGGTAGTTATTGAAACAGTAAATGATTAGGCAGAATTAGTCTAAACTGTTGACACGATAAAGTAATAGGAGTACAATTAGTTTATAAACAACTAATTGCTCCTATACAGTGCCTCAAAGGGACATTGTATAGGAGTCAAAACCTATGAAAAAAGGAGAAAAGTTTAATCATCTAATAGCAATTGAGTTTGTTGTTGTAACTAAAAAAATTCATTATTGGAGATTCAAATGCGAATGTGGAAAAATTAAAGTTATAAACAAATATAATGTTTTGAGAGGCCATACTAAAAGTTGCGGGTGTCTGCTAAACAGAAATAAGGAAGTAGATATTCAAGGTAAAAAATTTGGTGAATTAACAGCTATCGAAAAAATTACTACTGATTTATGGTTATTCGAATGTTCCTGCGGTAAAAAGAAAGTAATTATCAAGAAAAATGTAAAAAATGGAAACACCAAGTCTTGCGGTTGTATGAAAGCTAAAATAAATGGAGATGCTCACAGAACCCATGGGAAAACAGGAACGAAAGTATATAGAGCTTGGTTACATATGAAAGACCGTTGCAACAATACGAACGACAAAGAATATAAACGATACGGAGCTAGAGGGATAGCTATTTGCAAAGAGTGGAAAAGTTTTGAGCAATTCTTTGAAGATATGGGGGAGAGCCCGAAAGGAACTTCTCTCGATAGAATAGACAACAATAAAAATTATTGTAAAGAAAATTGTAAATGGTCAACACCTAGAGAACAAGCCAACAATAGGAGAAGCAATCGCTTTATAACATACAACGGCAGAACAGAGACACTAGCAGAATGGGGCAGAATAACAGGAATAAACGCTAAAAACATAAATAGAAGAATAGACAACTATGGTTGGTCAATAGAAAAAGCATTAACAATACAACTATGAAAGTTTTTAAATGCGAAAAGTTATGCACAGTATCCGACAGAGAAGTTAAATGTGAGAGGTGTGGAGAACTAACTAAATACCTATGCGATGTTGACTCAATAGAAGAGCGAGACATCTTAGTTGAGAATCTACAGAGAAATAAATTTAAGAAGATAATGAAAAAGAAATGAATCTAGCATCATACACAGCCTTAGTCCAAACAGAAGTAGACGACACTTCCACCAGAGCTAAGAACGTAATTGAACAAGCAGTTAAAGACACTTACCAAGAGATTCTTAACTACACAGTCGAGTCTTTAGTTGGAACTTCAGAAGAAGACGTTACAGCTACTGCCTCTCAAAGATACATTGAGACAGTAAACACTTATCAGGATTTAAAGAATGTTCTATATAAGTCATCTGCTGGTACTGTTTATAACTACCTTACTAGAATTTCAGAACAAGATTACTACAAGATGAATGTAAACCGAGACGACAGCACACCACTTCATTATTACCTAAATGCAGACAAGATTTATTTTGATGTTTCACCTGTTGACGCTGGGACAGTTAAAGTCAATGGAGTAGTAGTTCAAGACGAACTAACTGGAAGCACAGTTTCCGTTATACCAGACAGATTCACTCAAGTGGTAGTCAAGGGCAGTGTTGCTCATTTCAAGAGTTACGAGGGCGTACAGGACGCTAGAGAGTACTTTAAAATCTACCGAGGACCATACTACGAGCAAGGCAAGATAGGAGGCTCACTTAAATGGATGATGGAGCAAACTAACACAAAAGAAAAACCATTAACAATGAAACTACGATGACGTTTTCAGCAAATTACAAATTGCGGGATATTCCACACTTGAGAACCGGGCTTAACAATAAGTACGACTCTTCTGAAATAGCCAACACAGATATGGCTGACTGCGAGAATATAGAAGTTGACACTCGTTCTATCCGTAATGCTGGTGGTTATGTTGACTACGGAGGAGCTACAGGCCCTTTCTACGGAGGATTTCACGCCAAGTTTGAAAGCGGTACTAATAGAATGATACGTCAGAGACAAGGAATACTAGAATACGATGACGGAGCAGGTTCTTGGACAGCTTGTACTTTACCAACAGAAGGAAGCCCGGCTGCTTCAGTAAACATCTCCTCGATACCTTGTTCTTTCGCAATGCTCAACGATACTATTCTATGGAGTAATGGAACAGACGAGGTTTTAAGTTCAGCAGACGGAATCACTTGGACAGAAAGAGCTACCCTACCTAAATCAAAGGTTTTATTTAATAACGGAAAGAACAGAATACTATACATGGCTCAACCAGCAGCACCATCAAGGATAGATTGGTCAGACATTAACACTCCGCTAACAATCAACGCTGTTTCTTATCAGTTTATAGGGAAGAATGACGGTCAAGAGATTATGGATGCTGTATTACTTCCTAACGGCTCAATGCTTTTACTTAAAACTCAAAGATTCTACCAGATAGCCGACATTACATCCGATATGATAGCAGTTGACCCTATTGGTGAAGCCCCTTGTGTCCGATATACAGCAGTAGCAACTGAGAACTCAGTTATATGGGCTGGACCAGAGGGAAACGTCTACGAGTTTGACGGAGTTAGAGCTAATCTAATCACTGACCAGATAGCTTCTCTCGGAATTACCAAATCAAATCTAATGAGAGGGGTATATCACAACTACAAATACCGACTAGCAGTCCCTAATGGCTCAGACTCTTACAACTCAATCGAGTATGTAATAGACAGAAAAGGAAGAACAGAAAACAACCTAAATCCTTATGTGATAACAAAGAACTCTAGGTTTGTTGGTTGTTACATTCAAGAGGACAGAGAGGTATCAGGCGTTAGAAGAACCAGATTATACTTTGGAGACGGTGGAAGCCCTGAAACAGGAAGTCCAGCAGAGAGTCCTTCAACTTTTGTTTACATCAATGACTTACACGATACAGGGATTACGCAAGGCTTGAATGGAGTAGCCCAGACTTGCACATTCACCACTAAGTTTTTTACAGAAGATGTGCCTTTCTTCGTTAAGAGATACACTAAATACTTCTCACAGGTTAAAAGCTCAACAGACCAAGACATAACATTATCTTATCGGTTCGACCCTTATGACTCTTATACAGACATTTCAATACTATCGGCTGCCTCAGACCTGGATTTCTTATTAGAAGATGACTCAGCGGGTGGATTTTCAGAGGGATACTCATTCGCTTACGAAGCAACAGAGAATATCTTTCAAAGCCTTGAAACTACAGGAGCTGATATTCGTGGAATCCAATTTAAGCTAACTTGGTCTTCAATACAAGATGTCGAAATATTGAGTCAAGCATACAAGTTCCTCACTAAACCTAATTTTCATTAAAACAATAAAATGGCAAATCAAGTAAGTACAACATTTCCAGATTCTACCTATACAAGTGCTAATAAGCCTTCAGTAGAGACACTCAAAACAGATATCGCAGCTATCGAGACAGCTCATAACGCCTCAGATACTGCATCGGTTAAAACAACCGATACCAACGTATCAGCTAACGATTGGGTATTAGATGAAGACGCTATGGGTTCAGATTCAAACCAAAAACTATCAACGCAACAAAGCATTAAGGCTTATGTAGACGCAGCGATAGTAACGGCGACAGCAGCAACTAAGTCGGCTTTATTCCCAGTAGGTTCAACCTATGTTAATTATTCAGTAGCAACTAACCCAGGAACACTATTAGGGTTTGGAACTTGGGTAGCTATTACAGACGAAGTGCTAGTTGGTAAAGGTTCAGGAACATTCGCTTCTATCGGTTCAGTTGGAGCAGAAACTAAACAAATTGCAGCGGGTAATCTTCCTCAATTAGCCGTAACAGTTACAGACCCAGGTCATGACCACGACCAGAAAGGGAATTTAAACACAGGGACTACTGGTGGAGCAGAGGGTGGTCTAAACACCGACCAAACAGTAGGGCAAACATCCTCAGAAACTACAGGAATTTCAGCCGTAGCCAATCCAGGAGGAGCAAACACAGCTATCTCCCTAGTACAAGGCTCAAGAGTCGTTTATATGTGGCGTCGGAGTGCATAAGTAACAAAAAACTATGAAAATTGAATTAAGAGGAGAAAAGATTTACGAGATTAAAGAAGAGTTACTATCTGGCTTAGACCCAGAGCGAGAGTTGGCTATTGTCGAAGAAAAGCTGGCTGAACTAGAAGCGAGAAGAACTGTTTTAATAGCATATAAAGCTAAAAACTATGAACTTATTTCAGGGAACACAACTAAATAGAAGCCGAGAAATCCTTACCCGCTTTCAACCGCCAAGATATACCACAACAGAAATCGGAGAATTAAAAAACTTGCGAGTTGGTATGATTTGTTTTGATACCACTGTTAGCAAGTTAAAAGTTTATAACGGTACAGCTTGGGAAGCAATTACTTCCGCATAATAATAATATAAAATAATGGCAACAACAGACGCACAATCAAGGGCAAACATACAAGGCTTAATAAGCCAAGGCTACACCCAAAATCAAATCAACTCTTTTGATTATGGGAATCACTTAAACGGTAACGAGGTTAATAGGTTTGTTGAACAAACAGGCCCTTCAGCTATACAACAACAAGGTCAAGCAGCTCAACAACAGCTTCAAACAATAGCAAGCCAACAGTACGAGTTTGACCCTCAACAGTTTTTACCGGGCATACAACAACAAGCACAAGGAGTATTTGCTCCACAGCAGGCTCAATTAGAAGCTCTTAGACAGTTACAAAGCTCTCAATACCAAGAACAGACACTTACTACCAATGAGCAGTTTGAAACTCAACTACAGAGCGAGATTGAGTCAATCAACTCTCGAGGTGCTTATTTTGGTGGAGGTGCTATTCAAAGAGAAGGTGAGATTGGAGACCAAAAGCTTCGAGCGTTGAATCAATTAGGATTACAAGCACAGGCTGCCGACTTCAATAATCTAGCTCAACAAGGGCTACTACAAGCAGAAGAAAGCCAGTTTATACAAGATAGATTATATAACGCCGAAGCTGGAGCTTATGCACGTTGGAGCGACAATAGAGCTTTTAGTTACCAAGCTGCGTTACAACAATATAGTATGTATACAAACGAAAGAGACTTCGCTAGGGGTGTATTCGAGAGCGATAGAACTTTCGACCAAACAGAAAGAACAAACGATGAAAATCAAAGACGCTTTGAATTAGAGTATGATATGACCAGCCAAGAATTTGAACAAGCTAAAAGAACTTGGGATATAGATGTTGAACAAAAAAATCTATCTTATCAGCAAGCTCTTGAAAAGTTCAAAGCGAAAAATGATACTGTTGACCCACTTCCAGGTTGGGGAGATTTTGAAGCAAGTTGGACTGGAGCAACTGATGATTTAGGACAAGGAGTTTCTTCCCAGTATGGTCAAGGAGTTTCTAAACAAGAGACAGTCTATGATGGAGGGTTAGTTCCAGTTACTTTTGGAGCTTGGGGCTAGTAATAAATAATTTTAAATAAAATGGGATTCGGGACAACAAACAAAATGAGAGTAGACGATGACGAATTGAAATTACGTCAATGGGTCGTTGAATTAAAAAATAAGGGTAAGAACCCTGAGATGATTCGTGATTACCTAACGCAATACCAAGGATATAAAACAGAAGCAGTCCAAAACGCTTTTAATATTGCTGGTATGGAATATCAACCTCCAGAACAAACTATCCAGACTCCGCAAGCAACTCCGCAGGCTCAACAACAAGACCCCAACCAAACTTATCTTGGTGGACAACCTTTCTCAATAGAAAATTCAGCAGATTTCAGCTTATACCAAGGAGAAAAAGAGAAACAAGAAGAAAAGTCAGCCTTGGTAGATTTTGGTTTGAAGGCTGTTGACAAAAAATTAACTAATATTGATAAAGCGGCAGAGCATAAGTCATTGGATGATGCAGTAGGGCCAAGTATTACTAAAATCTTTTCAAGAGGAATAGGTTTAGGTGGTAAACAAGATTTTACAGGTATAGTAAACCAAATAGTCTCAGTAGATGCTTTGGATAGTTTAATAGAAGCTAAATCAAGAGGAGCTACTTTTGGTGCTTTATCTGATAGAGAGATGGACTTACTAAAATCGGCTGCCACTAAGATTGGTAGTTGGGGAGTAGCACCAGATGGGAAAACAGTAGCTTATGATATTTCAGAAAAGGCATTTAAGGCAGAATTGGCAAGTATGCAAGAATCAGCCAAGCTCCTGCAGCAAGGTCTTTTAGAACATAAAAAAGAGATGGAAGCTAATCCTTTAGTTGGTTTGCCTAAACAAGCGGTACAACAAGAGGCACAACAAGGCAAGCAAGGACTTCATTTAGAAACTCCTGATGATGCTAGGAAATATCTTGAAGCTAACCCAGATGCTCCAGAATCTGCTGGGATAAGAGAGAAGCTAAAAGCATT